GGTTCATCAGTTAAAACTATAACAGCAGATCATGTAGTAGGTGGTGCAAAAGTATTAGGAGAAAGAAAAAATAATAAATTTAATCGAGTAATAGGAACTTATGTAAATCCATATAAGAATTGGCAGAATGATACAGTTTCTTTTCCCCCAGCAGATGACAGTAATGTTGTGACAGAATTTAAACACGCAACTATGCTTTCAGCAGATAACGATACTTTGCTAGAGGGTAATTTTGCGTTTCCTAATGTAACTAATACTTTTAATGCAGAGGCTTTATGTGAGGTAATTTTAAGAAGATCAAGAAACCAATTACAAATACAATTAACTTTAACATCAGAATTTTTAGAATTAGAAATAGGCGATATAGTTGCAATCACTTATGCTAGTGGTGGATTTAATGCTAAACCTTTTAGAGTATTAGGTATTGAGATTAACGAAGATTTAACTGTTAATGTTCAGTTGTTTGAGCATCAAGATAATTTTTATGATTTTAATACTAAAAATCCTATACCAACAATACCAGATACAACTTTACCTAATCCAAATTCAATACAAGCACCAGCAATATCATTATCAGATGAATTGTTTGAATTATTTGATGGTTCAGTTGTTTCTAAATTAATAGTTAATATTACAAGTACAGATGCTTTTACAGATCAGTTTGAAGTGGAATACAAAGAATCAACTACATCAAGTTATAGATTAATGCGTAGAGGTTCAAATTCTATTGTAGAAAAATATCCTGTTAAAGAGGGTGTTATTTATGATGTAAGAGTAAGAGCAATAAATGCTGTAGGTGTTAAATCTACTTATACAACTGCACAGCACGAAGTTAATAGTGCATTTGCTCCACCAGATAATGTAGTTAATTATTCAATAGATGTAGTTGGAGATAAACTTTATCATTCTTTTGATGCTGTAACTAACCTTGATCTTGATTTTTATGAAATAAGATTTACTTCAAATACTAATGAAACATCTTATGCAAACACAACTGTATTAGTTCCAAGAATTGGTAGACCAGCAACAAGTGTTACAACTCCATTTGTAGGCACAGGAAAATACTTTATAAAAGCTGTAGATAAATTTGGAATAAGATCAACAGACTTTGCAAGTCAAGTTATATCAGCACAAGTTCTAGCAGAAAAAATAGAAACAGTACAAACCTTAACAGAACATTCTACATTTACAGGAACTAAAACTAATGTTGTAGCTGTAGATAGTAAATTACAATTAGATACATCTATCAACTTTGACAGCCACACAGGTAACTTTGATGATGGTCTTGGTTTCTTTGATGGTGGTTCAGGTGCAATAACTTCATCTGGTACTTATGCTTTTGCAAATGCTTTTGATTTTAATTCTGTTTTAAAATTTAATGTTCTTTTAGATTCATTTATTGTTAATAATATTAATTTTGTAAATAACTTTGATTCTGCGTCAGGTAATTTTGATGCAAGGCAAGGATTGTTTGATGGTGGCTCTAATGCCTCTATAGATACAAATGCAATATTACAAGTTTCAACTTCTCAAGACGCCTCTACTTATACTTCATTCCAAGATTTTAAAGCTGGAGATTATGTTGCAAGAGCAGTTAAATTTAGAGTTAAATTAACATCTAGTAACACACAAGAAAGCCCACAAATTTCTGCATTAGCACTTAAATTATCTTTACCTACTAGAACTGAAAAAGGTAGTAATATTTCTAGTACAACAAGCACATCAGGAAAAACTATTACTTTTGGTTCAGAGTATTATCAAACTCCATCACTAACTGTAATTGGTCAGAACATGGCAACGGGAGATTTTTTCACAATTACCTCTAAAGGAACTGCATCTTTCGTGGTTGAATTTTTTAACAGTTCTGGTAGTACTGTTGATAGAACTTTCGATTATCAGGCAATCGGAATTGGACAAAAACAATAAAAATGATATAAGATTAATTTTATGGCACAGCACGATTATATAATTTCAAACCAAACTTTCCCAAATACTAGAGCAGATATTAACAATGCTCTTTTAGCAATTTCAAGTAATAACTCAGGAACATCAGCACCTACTACTCAATATGCTGGTCAATTCTGGTTAGATACAAACACTCCATCATCAACAACATGGAGTTTATATATACATGATGGTTCAGATGATATTTTATTTGCACAAATAGATACATCAGCAAACACAGTAAATTTTTTAGATTCAGCTTTAGCAGATAATGTTGTTATAAGTACATCAGGTGCAGTTTCAACAACAGGTGCATTTACTGCAAATGGCACAATAAAATTAGATGGTAGTTACCCCACAGGAACAGACAATACTGCCTTAGGAGATACTGCTTTAGATAGTGTTGAAGCTGGTGGTGCAAGTAATACTGCTATTGGACACAATGCTGGAACATCAATAACGACAGGAGATGGAAACACTGCCATTGGAGATTTAGCTTTAGATGCAAATACAACTTCACACGATAACGTTGCCGTAGGAAGATGTGCATTAACCACAAATATAACTGGAGCAAATAATGTTGGTGTTGGTTCTTATGCTTTAAGAGATAGTATAGGTTCAGATAATGTTGCTGTTGGTGCAGGTTCAGCATTAAAAACTACAGGTGGTTGCAATGTATCAGTTGGTTCAAATAGTTTAAAATGTAATGTAGGTGGTGCAAACAACACTGCTGTAGGTTTTGAATCACTTAGAGCTAACACAACAGCAAATAACAACACAGCAGTTGGTTTTGAATCTTTAAAAGCTAACACAACAGGCGACCAGAACGTTGCAGTAGGTGTAAGTGCTTTAGCTTGTAATACAGAGGGTTTAGAAAACACAGCAGTTGGTAGATTTGCTCTATGTGCTAACGCTACAGGAGATAATAACACAGCAGTAGGTAAAGCAGCACTTACAAAATCTACAACTAACAACAACACAGCAGTTGGTATGGAAACAGCAGCTTGTACGACTACTGGTTTTGCAACAGCAGTTGGCTATAGAGCCATGAAAGCTAATACGACATCGTCTGGTAGCACTGCTATGGGTTATGAGGCTATGTGTTCTATAACATCAGGTGGAAACAATTCTGCCTTTGGATTAAATGCTTTAGCAACAGTTACCTCAAATGGAGGCAACACTGCAGTTGGTAGAGATGCTTTAAAAACAAATACAGGTTCAAATAACACTGCAATAGGTTGGCAGTCTTTATATACTAATGGCACTGCTTCTAGTAATGTAGCCGTTGGAACATCAGCTTTATATACTAATACAGCTTCACATAATGTTGCAGTAGGACAACAGGCTTTATGCAAGAACACGACTGGTTCATGCAACACTGCAATGGGATACCAAGTTGCAGATGATATTACATCAGGTGCTAATAATACATTTATCGGATACCATGCTGGGGATGGTCTTACCACAGGTTCTGACAACACAGGAGTGGGTTGTAATGCTATGGGTACTAATGCAATGACAGGAAGTTTTAATTCATCATTAGGTGCAAATGCTTTACAAAAAGTTACTTCAGGTGACCAAAACACAGGTATGGGAGATGGGGCAGGTTTATGTGTTACTACAGGAGACAACAACCTTTTATTAGGAAAACACGCAGGTCGTTCAACTTCTCCAGCTGGTACAGTTTCAACACAATCAAATCAAATAGGATTAGGAGACAATAACATAACTCATGCTTCTGTAAAAGTTGCTTGGACAGTAACATCAGATGCAAGAGATAAAATGAATATTGAAGCTGTTCCTCATGGTTTAAATTTTGTAAATCAACTTAATCCAATTAAATTTGATTTCAAAAAAGATAGAGATACTGAAATTGTTCATGGAGATACAAAATACGGATTTAAAGCACAAGATATACTTGCACTTGAAGGAGATAATCCTATTATTATTAATAATAAAGATGAAGATGCTTTAAAAATAACTTCAGAACATTTACTACCAGTATTAGTTAATGCAATTAAAGAGCTAACAGCAAAAGTAGAAGATTTAGAAAATAATTAATGCTTAATACATATGTTGTTGAGGGTGGAGTTGGTAAGTGTGTTGCATTTACATCTTTAATTCCTAAACTTAGAAAAAAATCAGAAATTCAAATATACACACCTTACATAGATTGCTTTGCTGGAAACCCAGATGTTAAATTAGCTTTGGAAGAAACACTACCTTTACAAGACCCTAGAATAATGGCATCAGATAATATTTATTATAGTGAGCCTTACAAATCTAACTTTCAATTTGGTAAACAACATCTAATAGAAAGTTATTGTGAATTACATAATGTTGAGTTTAATAAATCTATAAAACCTAAAATTTATACAGAACAACATAAAGATAGTGTTAAAGAATGGTTAGATAAAAACGAAATAAAAAAATATATATTAATTCAGTTTTCTGGTGGACAGCCTAAATGGAATTATGCAGATAATGTTCAATATCAAAATATCAATCCAAATAGAAATTACCAACCTTTTTTAGCACAACAAGTGGTTAATATGTTGTTAGAAGAATACAAAGATACTACTATTATTAATTGTGTGTTACCTAACGAACCACATTATCAAGGCACAATTAGATGTGATCTACATTGGTCGCAAATACATGAAATGTTAAAAGGTTCAGAGGGCTTTGTGTGTATAGATAGTTGTTTAAATCACTTTTCAGCATCAGCAGAAAAACATGGTGTAGTCATTTGGGGTTCTACTAGATGGACACAGTTTGGTTACTCACATAATAAAAATTTACAATTCCACATGACAAAAAAGTGGGAAGAAGAAAAATTCATTGATAATGACCCTAGAAACAACATGGTTGAACCTAAATTAATTATTGATGAATTTAAAAAACTTGATACAAATAAACCCGTTGCACTAGCAACAGAATAGGAGAAAACATGGTAAGAACAACAGAAGATAAAGCCCAAGACTATACGGCTATGGGTCATTCAGTAACACTTATTAATGAAGTGATTGCTGGAACAAAAATGGCAGATGAATCAGCCGAAGAAAGACAATCTTGTGTAGACAGAAATGTGGAACACTTAGAGATTATGGTTGCTAAAGATGATTGGGGTAGTGAAGATATGACTGCATCTAATTCAGCAATTACTGCTGGTCAAGGTTACACAGCAAGTTAAGGAATCTATATGATTACTATTGATGGTAAAGACTATGCTAGAGAAAAGATGTCAGATGAACAATTACAATTATTTGGCATCATCTCTAATTTAAGTAACGAAAAACAAGAACATTTAAGAAAAGCAGAACAAAAAGAAATATTAATACAGCATTACATAACTAAGTTTAAAAAAGCTACAGACAAACCAAAAGAAAAGTAGGTACTATGCAGTTAAGCAAACATTTCACATTAGAAGAATTTGAAAAGAGCCAAACTGCAACTCGAAAAGGTATTAAAAATAAAGCTGGTAGTGGAGAAATTAAAAACTTAGGCGATCTTTGTTATGAAATATTAGAACCTGTAAGAGCAAAGTTTGATAAGCCTGTTACAATTACATCTGGTTATAGATCAGAGGAATTATGCGAGGCAATAGGTTCAAAAAAAACATCACAACACACTACAGGAAACGCAGTTGATTTTGAAATAGCTGGTGTATCTAATCTTGAAATTGCACTTTGGATTTCTAATCATTGTAATTTTGACCAGCTTTTGCTCGAGTACTATACGGGAGAACCATCATCTGGGTGGTGTCATGTTTCCTATAACTCTGAAAAAAATAATAGAAAACAAGTCTTAACATTTGATGGCAAATCATATACTAATGGATTACCTGATGCAAAATGGTCTGGTGGAAAGATGAGTAATTAATATGGCTAAAAAAAAGAAAACAAAAAAAGTTCCTAAGGGTTATCATAGAATGCCAAATGGCAAACTAATGAAAGATTCAGCTATGAAAAAAAGAAAGAGAACATACTAATGGCTATGAAAAAACCTATATATGCAAAAGCTAGACCTAAAAGTTTAGGAAAACCAAAGTCTTTTAATAAGAAGTCTAAAGCATATAAATCAGCTAAAAGAAAAGCTGATAAGAAGTTTGGTAAAAAAGTTTCTTTATATAAAAACATCTTTATTTCACAAGCTGTTAAAAAATATAAGCCTAAAAAGAAAAAGTAATGGCTAAACAGAACGCATTACAAAAAATAGAATCACACGAAAAACTTTGTCGTATCATGCAGAAATTAACTCACGATAAAATAAACTCTATAGAAGAAAGAGTAAAAAGATTAGAAAAGATTTTACTAATCTCAACAGGCTCATTGATTAGTGCTATGGGCTATGTGATATTTACATTATTATCAAAATAAGGTACAAGTCATGCTTGTATGATTTACAAAAGTGTTCTTATTATTTCTGATACCCACATACCCTACGAAAATAAATTTTTAATTCCATTCTTAAAAGCACTTACTAAAAAATATAAAAAATTTGATAGGGTAATTCATTTGGGAGATGAGGTAGATCACGCTGGTATGTCATTCCATGACAAAGATAGCGATATGCCTAGTGCTGGAGATGAATTGAGATTAGCAATACCTAAAATTAAAGAACTAGAAAAAATGTTTCCTAAAATGGATTTGTTAGACTCTAATCATGGAAGTCTTGTTTATAGACGAGCATTTAAACATGGAATACCAAAAGCATATATAAAAAATTATAATGATTACTTACAAGTTGGAAATGGTTGGAAATGGCATGAGGATATAACTTTAGATACTCCATTAGGTAAAGTTTATTTCTGTCATGGAAAAACAGCAGATGTTTTTAAATTAGCACAAAGTCTAGGAATGAGTGCAGTTCAAGGGCATTATCATTCGTTATATGGCTGTAGGTACTATGGAAATAGTTTGGGTTTATATTATGGCTTACAATGTGGTTGTTTGATAGACCCTAAAGCACTTGCTTTTAAATATAATAAGTTACAGAAAGCTAGGCCTGTTATTGGTACAGCAGTTATCATTAATGGTATTCCAATCCTTGAACCTATGATTTTAGATAAATCAGGAAAATGGATAGGTAAACTCCTATAAATGACCCACAAGAACCCACACAGAGCCACACAGAAAGCTACTGACAAGCAAATAGGTGGTACACACTACAAGGAATATAAGATACAGCCTATAGAGTTTATAATGAAAAATAAGCTATCTTTTATACAAGGGAATGTAATTAAATATATTTGCAGATATGAAAATAAGAATGGCATAGAAGATTTAGAAAAGATCAAACATTATTGTGATTTAGCTATAGATTTGTTGAAAAATAAAAAATAAGGAATATTAGAAATGAATGAAATTCACTTATTTAATTTATTCTATTCTTCTGGTATATTGGACAACATTATTAATATTAACAAATAATACTTATTTATGATCTGGCTTAAATTATTATCAAATCCATTAACAAAATTAGCAGTTGGTAAAGTAACTGACCATTTTAAACACAAAGCTGAAAAAGTTAAAACAATAAGAGCCGCAGAAATAGAGGCCGCAAAAGATGTAGATATAACTAGAATTAAAAGCCAAGATAAAAGTTTTAAAGATGAACTTTTACTTATTTGGCTTATTGGAATGTTAAGTACAGGGTGGTTTGAAAGTACAAGAGATAGATTTGAAGAATGGGTAAGAATAATAAATGATCTACCTGACTCTGTATGGTATCTTGTAATTATTGTATTCACAGCAACATTTTCAACTAAAATGACAGATAAGGTTTTAAACAGAAACAAAAAGAAGTAATATGTCCAAATGGACAAAATAAAAGTTGATGCTGTAATCACAGACTTAGAAATACAATTAGAAACTTCTAATAATCCTTATGGCTCGTATGTTTCTTTTAAATTTATAGATACTTTTCCATACTTTACTAAAGTCAATCAGATGGTTGAAGAAATTAAAAAAAGAAATGATGTTGATTTAATCAATTACGAATACTCTTATACAGGAATCCACGAAGATACTGATTTAAAATATTTTGATATAACAAGAAACTAGGGCAGTTTACAACCAGTTAAGAAACTACCCTAATCTCAAACTAAAGTAATAAGAGAGAGAAAAAACTACTTTAGCTATCTTGGGTCAATTCAACGAGATAGTCGTTTATAAAAACTATCTTTATTTTTCCCAAAATTCTTTTTAACAAGTGGCCAAGTCTCCCTGACCACTCTATCTACTAAACACATATATGGGGAGCAAATCAATATATCGTTAGTAGAATCCATTAAACTTTATTACTCAAAGCTAAATCTCTTTTTAACTCTGATTGTTTTAAGCTAACATACTTATCAAGGTTGTTGTAATGGTATCTAGCTTTTATTAATTCTTCTTCTGCATAAGCATATTGCTCTACAACTTCTTTATACTCTACATCTGTTCTGGCCTTATGTTCAGCCTCTATAACAGTTTTAGTATCTAGCTTGTATTTAAGAAAAAGTTTAGAATAAGTAGCTTTACGACCCTCATCTAATACAATTACTTTCTTATGCCAATCAGCCCATCTTTCTGATGCTCTTTCTAGTTCTTCATAAGATTTAAAACTTAAACTCATATCAATATAACTCCTAATATAAATCCTATTAAAAAAATTACATATTCTCGTCTGTAATTCTGTTCAACTTCTTTCCAATCTTGTGGTGTTCGTCCAAAAATTAACATAATTATCTCCTTTAGGGATATAAAAGCATTTCTTCTGCTTCTTGAATTAGCATTTTATTTTGTTGTTTTAAACTATGATTTTCTTTTTCTAACATTTCTATTTTTTTATGTAAGTTTTTATTCTCCAAATACATAGCTTGTAATTCCTCGACCTTAAAAGCGAAATCTTTTTTAAGATTAAAGAAATCGCTAATAAGTTTTTCTTGAGTATCAGATAGTTCTGATAATGCTTTATCTAATTTAGTCATTAAAATGGAATCTCATCGTCCATATCAGACATATTATTGACAGGCATAGCATTATCTGGTGCTGATGGTTGGGCTTGAGTCATTGGTTGTGGTGTATATTGAGGCATAGTTTGGCCTACAGGTTTAAACCCATCTACATTAGCTTGTGGTTTGTAAGGTTTAATCATAACCAAACAAATTATCTGCTCAAGATTACCTTTAGCATATTGTGGTGGATTTTGCATTTCCTGAGTCTTAGTCATATATTTTAAAACATAACCAGCTTTAGTATATTCTTGAACTTCAGGTGTGTTAAACCAATCATTAACTTGTGATAAACCATATTCTTTTTTGGTTAAGCTACACTTAAATTTAACTTTACTTGCCTGACCTGAATATTCATACTTTGGGCTTTGGTTTCCTGTAGGGAATAATCTCATTTGTAATCCACAGAAAGGTTTATCGAATTTAGTTTTTTCGTACATTTTTATTTCCTTTTTTTAGTTGATTGTATTTTCGTACTGACTCATTAAACATTAACTCAGATTTATGACAACTTAGTAATCCTAAAAATGCTTTTAAGTGTTCCTTTTTATATAAGATATGTCTAGCCTCGAACTCTCCACTATCTTTTGGAAGTCTAACTATATACATCTTATTGATCTTCTTTCCTGTTTGCTCTGTATAGGCAAGTGAGTAACCATGTAATTGGTGTACCATATTCAGAAACAAACCCTTAGAAGTTTTTATATCTATGAGCCAAAGGTTATTGTCATAGTCTTTAGCAACTAAGTCTAAAGTTCCACAGAACCCTCGTTCAGAATATAAAACCTTTTCAGACTCTACAACTTTTAACTTATGTTTTGTCCAAAACTTTTTAAACTTTTCAAAGCAACCTAATATTACAGGGTCGCTTGGGTCAGTAAATTTTTCTCCTTTAAGCCACATCTCGCAAAACTTATGTACCATAGAACCAATATTTAAAATATTATCTCCTGACTTTCTTGCATTAGCTTTAGCATTAGTAACTATCTTTTGTATCTGGTCAATTGGAATACCTTGATGTTCCATTTCAGTTTTAATAGCATTTACTTGTTGGCTAATCTTCCAATTCTCTAATGCTGGACTTGCCAACTTTCCAAGTAATGTACTCATTCCAACTACATAATCATTGTTATGTATATAGACGTGCTTTTCTTCATTAAACTCAATCGTATGACCATGTTCTAGCTTATGTATTGCCATTATTCTCTCCCTTATATTGTTGTTTGTTTTTAGCTTTTGAAACACACACCCTATTATATTCTTCTATAAAGTGTTCTGTTTTAAAA